CGTAAGGGTCTCTTTTTTGTTAAATACTTATTATACTAATAGAGTATCAAAAATGCCGCATGGTATCATGAGAAAGATTGATCTTGAGACAAGGGTTTACAAATTGAAGACTTCGTTGTATAATGGCGAATACCATGAGCGTAATGGTGACTGGCACGATGGTGCCCACCATGCCCTTAACAAAATTCTTGACATGATGCAGGAGTATTCACAATGAGCACTAAAGACATGGACTTCATCGATGACGTGCTCGAAGACTTTCTCGACGCCAAAGAGCGCAACAAACTTTATGACTTTGCCCAAGAGCGCAAATCAAAAAACATTACAGATGCAACCAATTCAAACAAAGACTGGGAGGACTTCTGGACAAACGAGGACACGGATGACTAACTACCCATACGATCAAAATGATCACTTAATAACTAAAGAACAATGCAAGGAGATGATCGATGATGCAATACGACAACATAATCGTAATGCTTCAATTATTAGTTTTTGTGTTGGTTGGGTTGTTCTCGCACTTTTTGCTGAGGGTCTTCTTCGACTTATTGGAGTTATAGATCCAGTTTTCCCTTGGTTGGACGTGCATACACTACTATAAATACTAGGACAAGATATCCTAAGAGACATGGCAACGTGGAATAAGCAGATTGAAAACAGGAATTTCCTGTCGCCTATTGGGTTTAGATTTACCCTTGCCAAGTATCCTAAGGTCGCATATTTTGCACAGTCTGCTAATATCCCGACAATGAATCTGGGTATTCAACAGCAACCAACCCCCTTCAGAGCACTACCTCTGGAGGGTTTCATCACGTACGATCCTCTTACATTGTCATTCCTCGTAGATGAGGACATGAGTAACTACATGATCATGCACAACTGGATCAGAGCACTAGGTACTCCAGACGATACAAAAGAAAGACGTGACTTTAGAAACAAGATGGTCGCACTCTTTGGTAACGAAGATCTATATGCAGACGGCACACTGACCGTGCTCAATAGCAATTTCCAAATGAATTTCAATGTCCAGTTTGAGGGTCTATTACCTACTGGGTTGAATGCACTAGAATTTAATGCTACAATAGATGGCACAGAGTATGCTATGGCGCAAGTAACATTCAACTACATGCGTTATGAGATACAGGATACCGTCAACTTCACCCGTGATAAGCGACTTACTTAATGAATCTACAAAAAATTGAGGAGATGTGGGCAAAGGATTCTGAAAGATTCTTTGACCATAGGGAGTTGCCTGAGCTATTGGCAAACGATAGTATGGAAACACCCAGACTCCATGCAAAGTATCTGCAATTTTATAATCAATTCAAACTGATGCTATCAGAAGCAGAAACGAAGCGCAAGATATTGCTTCGTGAGAAGTTTGAATACTATTCTGGTAAAGCGTCTGCATCAGTATACAAAGAAAAACCCTTTGCACTCAAAGTGCTCAAGGGTGATCTTCCTATGTACATTGATAGTGATCCAGAGTTGACCAGAGCACAGCAAAAAATAGACTACCTAGAAACTTGTATAAATTCTATTGATAGGATTCTTAAACAAATTGACAGTCGTGGATTTGCTATTAAAAACACTATCGATATTGTGAAGTATTATGGTATCAGATGATAACTATCGAAAAGAAAAACGAAGTTTTTCTGAAGGTTGAAGGTGAGCAACATATCCATAAAGAATTAAGCGAGCACTTCCAGTTTGAAGTGCCTGGCGCTAAATTCATGCCGCAATATAAACGACGAGTTTGGGACGGCAAGATCAGATTGTATTCTCCTGGCACGGGAGAGATCTATGTCGGACTATATGATTACCTAACAGAGTATCTTGACGGGAAAGGATACGAATACACGATCAAAGATAGTAAATACTTTGGTCTGCCAAATGATGAGGAAGAATATGTATCACCAGAATCCATTGCGTCTTTTGTTAGATCTCTGGGACTGCCATTTAAGATTCGCGACTACCAACTCAAAGCACTTTTCACGGCAATTAAGCAGCGTCGCAAGTTATTACTCTCGCCTACAGGATCTGGAAAATCGCTGATCATCTATGGTCTGGTCCGTTGGCATATTAAAGCGGAGCGAGAGATCCTAATCATTGTGCCTACAGTCTCTCTAGTCTCGCAGTTGAAGCAAGACTTCAAAGACTACGGGTGGAAAGCAGATTCATATGTCCATCAGATTATGGGTGGACAAGAAAGGTATGTAGAAGCGCCTGTTGTTATCTCTACATGGCAGAGCATCTACAAAGAGCCTAAGAAATTCTTTGAAAGGTTTGATGTAATCATTGGCGATGAAGCACACCTGTATAAGGCGAAGAGTCTAACAGGTATTCTAAATAAATGTCACGATGCCCGCTATCGTGTGGGTCTGACAGGGACCTTAGATGGTATGTATAGTCACCAGTTAGTGTTGGAGGGTCTATTCGGACGCTGCGATAAGGTGACAACCACTGTCGATCTAATGAAGAAAGGACAGTTGACACCATTGAAAGTGAAATGTCTGTTGCTACAGCATGGTCATGTGCCATTCGATTCCTATCAGCAAGAGATGGATTATATAGTATCACATCCTAAGAGAAATAATTTAATTTGTAACCTAGCAAACGATCTTGACGGTAATACACTCATCCTATTCAACTACATAGAGAAGCACGGCGACCCTCTGTGGGAGATGCTAAATACTAAGGTGAGTAAAGATCGTAAGATCTTCTTTATCCATGGTGGTGTCGATGCTGTAGAAAGAGAAGAAGCTCGCAAGATCTGTGAGCAAGAGAAGAATGCAATCATCCTTGCATCCTACGGCACATTCTCTACAGGTATCAATATTCGTAACCTACATAATGTAATCTTTGCGAGTCCATCTAAATCTAGAGTAAGAAACCTCCAGTCTATTGGACGTGTCTTGCGTAAGGGAGATAACAAAGCACAAGCAGTGTTGTATGACATTGCCGATGATTGCTCCCGAGGTAGTAGGCACAATTATACTCTCCGACATCTCATAGAAAGATTGAAAATCTATGATGAAGAGAAATTTGATTATGAAATCACTAAGGTAAATTTACGATCATGATTAACTACATCCGTCACGACAATGAATTCTACGGCATAGTCAAACTTGTGTCTGGTGAAGAGGTTATGGGAAATATGATTGCTACTAATGAAGATAACTGCACTATGGTTTATGTGTCTGACCCTATAACGCCTACCCTTACTCCTGTTGAGAAACCTGATGGAGAGATGGGCATGGCAGCAGGATTTACTAAATGGATGATGTGGTCAGATGAAGAGTTTTATATTATACAGGAGCCTGATATCGTAACGATTGCACCAATGTCTACAGAGGCAATCATGATGTATAAGATGTGGTTAAGAAAACAGGGTGGGGGCGACCCCGATCCTGGCGTCCCCATGAGTGAAAACATGGGTCTAGTCGGTAAAGTATCAGAGATGAGAAAGCGACTAGAGGATCAATGGAAGAAGAAAGACTCTAAGTAGTTCCTTTCCAACCCTTACATGGTTGAGTATAACTATTATTTCAATAGTTGTCAAGCTTGACCTTTACAACAAATTCCTTTATAATGTGACAGTGAGAAAAACCAAATATGACTGTAATGCCTCCTAAGAAAAAACAACATTACGTTGATAACAAAAAGTTTCTTGTGGAGATCGTTAAGTATCGTGAAGCAGTTGAGACTGCCAAACTACAAGAAAGACCTAAACCTAGGATTACTCACTATCTGGGCGATTGCTTCTTGAAGATTGCTACCCACCTGTCGTATAGACCCAACTTCATCAATTACATGTATAAGGAGGATATGATCTCCGATGGTGTAGAGAATTGCGTCCAATACATTGACAACTTCGATCCTGCCAAGAGCAAAAACCCATTTGCATATTTTACACAGATCGTGTATTATGCCTTTCTGCGACGAATCGCTAAGGAAAAACGACAGATGGATATCCGTGACAAACTCATCGAGAAGAATGGTTACGATCAAGTCTTCCACTCAGATGAGAATGACAATCACGCTGATATGAATTCCATCAAGAGTCGTATCGAAACTAATATGAGAAACTAAATGACCACCACCCAAGGAGTTAAACTGTAATGACCCGAGACGGACTTGAAGAATTGCATGAGTCTCAAGAAAGAGATAACCCATGCAGTGATAGTAATGACCGTGGTTACTGGCGTCGTCGCCTTCGTGAATTAGAGAGTGGTAAGAAGAATGAAAATTCTACTGATAACTGATCAACACTTTGGTGTTAGGAATGATAACGCTTACTACACCAAACTGTATCAGAAATTTTATAATGACATCGTTATCCCATATATCGACAGAGAAGGTATTACTCAAATCCTATGTCTAGGTGATACTTTCGACCGTCGTAAATATGTTAACTTCAACTCTCTAGATGCAGCAAGAGAGATGTGGTTTGATCCACTTGCTGAGCGTGGCATTCGTATGTCTATGCTGATCGGCAATCATGACATCTATTATAAGAATACAATCAAGGTAAATTCACCTGAATTGTTGTTGGGTGACTACAATAATATTGAAGTTATTACTGATCCTACTTCCAAGAAGTTTGGTAAGGTAAACTTCCTCCTTATACCTTGGATTTGTCCTGAAAATAAGGAGCAAGTCATGAAAAAAGTCAAGGCATCTAAAGCACAAGTGTGCTTGGGACACCTTGAGTTGAATGGATTTGAAGTTATTCCTGGTCTTCACATGGATCATGGTCAAGACCCCTCTCCTTTTGAGAAGTTTGACCTGACATGCTCTGGTCACTATCATATGAAGAGTCAAAAGGGTCCTATCCACTATCTTGGTAATCCTTATCAGATTTATTGGAATGATTATGGGTATGATCGTGGATTCCACGTCCTAAATACAGATGATTTATCCATGGAATTCGTGGTAAATCCCTATAATACTTTTAATAAAGTCTATTATACTGATGACATTGATACATCTAACTTCTCACAGTTTGAAGGGACATACGTTAAACTGATTGTAGGTGAAAATAAGGATCAGGTTAAGTTTGATCGGTGCGTGAGGAAACTTCAGCAAGTTGACCTAGCAGACCTGAAGATTGTCGAAGACATGACTCAAGAGTTAGGTGAAATTGATGAAGAAATTCAGGTAGAGGACACCCTTTCTATCCTAGAATCATGTGTCTCTGAGTATAAAAATCGCGAAGAGATCTTCGGTATTCTTAAATCCCTTTATGTCGAAGCGTTGGAGGTCTAATGTTTGTACTAACTGATAACAAATCAGGTGGAGTATATGCAGTTAGAGATGATGAAAAACTAGAGCGTGTCGTCCAGTTGTTTGTTGACAAAGACGATGCAGAACGTTATTATATAATGCTTAAGGCAGATGAATATCCTCGTGATCTCTCCGTCACGGAGGTAGATGAAGCAACTGTCAAAGAAAACTGTCGTCAGTATGGATATCGTTTTTGTGTAATCGATGCTGACAATTTTGTTATCCCGCCACCACAAGATAAATGATCGTATTTGAAAAGATCCGTTGGAAGAATTTCCTGAGCACAGGCAATACTTTCACAGAGATGACTCTTAACGAGTCTAAATCACATCTTGTTATTGGGAGTAATGGTGCAGGAAAATCCACTATGCTGGATGCCCTGTGCTTTGTGCTGTTTAATAAACCATTCCGTAAAGTTAGTAAGTCTCAACTGATCAATAGCGTCAATGAGAAAGAGTGTGTTGTTGAGATTGAATTTAGTATTGGTAAAGTAAATTATCATGTCATTAGAGGTGTCAAACCAGGTGTTTTTAAGATCTTCCGAAACGGAAAACTCCTCGATCAGGAAGCAGCACAGAAAGATACACAAAAATATCTTGAGCAAAGCATACTCAAGTTTAACTACAAGTCTTTCACTCAAGTGGTTATTCTTGGGTCTTCAACTTTTGTCCCTTTTATGCAGTTACCTGCTACGCACAGAAGAGAAGTGGTCGAAGACCTATTGGACATCAAGATCTTCTCAAAAATGAATACGATCTTGAAGGATCGAGTCAAAGATAATAAAGATAAATTTAATGAATGTAAGCATGAGTTGGAGATCTGTGAGACAAAACTAAATCACCAACGTGAATCTATTCATAAACTAACAGAATTGCAGGAAGGAATGATTCTAAAACTGCAACAGAAGTTTAATACTAATGAGGAAAGCATTGTAGGTCTGCAGTCACGAAAGAAAGAGAATGATCACTCCATGAGTGTGTTAGCACACAGTGTCAGCGATCAGGCCGAAGTGCAAGAGAAGTATGAAAGTCTCCGTGACATGCGATCTAAGATCGAGCAGAATAAAAATAAGGCAGAGAAAGATTATAAATTCTATACTAAACATGATAAGTGCCCAACATGCTCTCAAGATCTTCAAGAAAAGCACAAACACCGTCAACTGGTAGACGCTGAGTCTCGCAAGATCAAGTATACTGATGGGTATAATAAAATTGATGAGCAGGTCGGTAAACTGTATGATAGACTGCGTGATCTAAAGGGTTATGGACAGTCAATTATCGAGTTGCAGAGCGATAATATAAGCATTGAAAAACAAATAGCACGACTGCTAAAGGACAATCAAAATATCATGACAGAGGTCAACAAAGAGACTCCTGATATTGACTCAGAAAGGCAAAAATTGCAGGATTATGAGGTAAATTATGCTGAAAATGCAGACCGTTGTGCTGGTG